GATTTAACAAAGACTCTTAGAACAACTTACGATTGGTCAATAGACCGAATGAATGAACTATGCACTGATGGTGATGTAGAACAATTAAAAGATGCAATTTCTATTCGTCAAGAGTTTGCAGAATGGTTACTTAGAGAAGATAAAGAAATTCGTCATGAAATTGTTTCTCTCGAATATATGGGAGAAAATAGCGAGTATGATATATAATTTGTATTAAATAGTATTATGTTACAAAAAATAGTAAATGGAATCGCTATTGCAAGTGGTGTTATATCTCTCACCGTTGTTGGTCTTGGCGGTTACGTATTCATACGCAAGGATGCGATTATCGATAGCGTCAAAGGCAAAGTAATGGAGGCAGTCACCGAGAAACTTGGTGGTATTGGAGATTTAGGAGGTGGGTTAGGTCTACCTGCACCATCTAATCCTGTTGCGACACCTGATCCTGCAGAACCAACCTCACCTATACCATTCGGTTTTTAAGGATTAAGTGTCTATATATAATATAGATATAGTGATCCCATGGCTGAAGCAGTTAAAAAAGAAGAAGTAAAACCTAAAGGTCCTTTAGGTAAACTAAAAGAGGCAGTAGACGATAAAGAAGAGCAGATGGCAATCCTGAGTACTTTTGTAAGACTTGGGATTTTAATCTGGGCAGGTGGAATATTAACATTAAATTATGTCACTTTTCCTGGCTTTGCAAAACAGGATAAGATTGATCCAACCTTCATAGCTTCGGTCTTTACAGGAGTTCTAGCTACTTTTGGTGTTGAAGCGGGTAAAAATAAAGGAAAGTCTTCTTCTAGTAGCGGAGCAAACATATCAAAGAAAGACATGGAAATATTAATTGAGAAAGCAGCGAACACAGCACCAGCACAAACAATCAGAATAGAACAAGCACCAATGGTTCTTGCTCCTTCAGTACCACCTAAGAAAGGATAATGGAAAAGCAAGAATGAAATGGGGTAAATGGTTCGCTCTAGGATTAGGTGGACTTATTGGATTATCTCACATTGGTATGATAGGTTCTTTATCAAATCGTCAAAGTAAATTACCAAGTATCAACTTACCAGTTGGTCCTTATACATCATATAAAGCAGATGTTAGTCATAATGGATATTACATAGAATATAAAGCAAACGATCCAAAAGTAATGCGTGTGGAAAGGGACAGCAATACTAAAGGTGGGTTTCTTGGGTTGGCTAACAACAAAGTTAAAACGATTGAACAGTACACAATGGACGGTTCAATTCACAATAAACCAATCACAGTTAAAGAAGGAAACGGAAAATCAGAAGCTTGTATCAAAGCAATCGGAGGTGCAGAAGGAACAGGAAGACTCGTGGGTTCCAGTATTGGTACTGCTGCTGCTCCTGCTCTCTCTAATATTCCCTTTGTTGGTTGGGTTGCTGCTGGTTGGGTAACAATGTTCAGTGGAAATCAAGGTGCAGATATAGGTGGAAGTATGGCAGAAAGTATGAGTGAAGACTGCTAGTTGCCAATATAAATTATTATGGTAGAATATAACTATGGAAACACATAGAAAAACTTTGCTGCATCTTTTAAAAGAAAGAGCATATAAACACGGACAGTTTACTTTATCATCTGGTAAAGAATCAGAGCATTACATTAACTGTAAACCAGTCACATTATCTTGTGAAGGTAATGCACTATGTTCTCACCTAATGATAGAACATATAGAGGATGAATCAGTTGCAGTTGGTGGACTTACACTTGGTGCTGACCCATTAGTTTGTGGTATTGCACAGAAGGCATATTACTCTGGTAAGCATATTGATGCACTCATTGTAAGAAAGAATCCAAAAGGATATGGTACAAAAGAAGTAATTGAAGGTAATAAACCACCAAAAGGTTCTGTTGTAACAGTATTAGAAGATGTAACTACAACTGGTAGTAGTGCAATCAAAGCAGTGAATGTATTAAGAGAAGCAGGTTATATTGTAAATCGTGTTATTGCAATTGTAGATAGACAAGAGAATCATAAGGTATGGGATAATAACGAAATTGAATTTATTTCAATATTTAAACTCGAAGATATTATTAAGTAAAGTTTACTTGCCAACCAAAATTTAGTTGCTATAATATACATATAGAAAAGATTTAGTAAAATGATTTTTGGTTCAAATCCATCCGTATATACTCTACCAGGCACTTGGGAGGCACAACCTTTTGTTCCCGTTGAAATGATATTCAGCACAGTAGTTGCAATCTCTACATTAGGTGTTATTGCAGGATTGATAGCAGGTATTTCAATTGTTAAGATAAGAAGAAAAAGAGTATAGTTAGGTGTGGGAGTCCACACATAAATGCGTATTTATACCTAGTGTGTTAGACTAAATAATAATGTACTGGAGTTGAAACTATCATGTCCCACTACACACTTTCTTGGCACGATAACCAAGAAACCGAACAACATATCTGCGAATATGCGAATGACGCATTTGAAGCAGTAAAGCATGCAAGAGAGGATGTTCCGTATCTACACGAACATCCTTTTTCTTTGTATGAAATTCTCAAGGAGGATGAATGAAAATCTTTAAATTTAAGTATCTATTACAAGCTTGGTGGTTATTTGCAATTATGATTGCGATAGCACTAGGTCCTAAAGTTGCATACGCAGCAGAAGTCACAATGGGTTCTGGAGGTAATCTAATCTTTGAACCAAACGAAATCACGATTAGTGCAGGTGATACAGTTACATTTGTAAACGGAGAACTGCCACCTCATAATATGATTGTCAAAGACCATCCCGAACTATCACATTCAGACCTGGCTTTTATGGGTGGGGAAAGTTTCGAGGTTACTTTCCCAGAGTCTGGAGATTATGAGTTCCAATGTGACCCACACGCAGGTGCAGGTATGAGAGGAGTTATTCACGTCGAATGAAAAAATTTAACACTTGGGTGCTAGACACCACAATTTACATCATTGATTTTCTTTACAGAGGTAGAGACTTTCAAAGATTCTGGGTTCTTGAAGTTATTGCAAGAGCACCATACTTTTCATTCATAAGTGTATTACATTTCCGTGAAAGTCTTGGACTTCGAGGAGAGGATCATATATACTTAATGAAGGAACATTTCTATCAGGCATTAAATGAAACAGAACACTTGGAGGAGATGGAAACTCGTGGAGGCAATGAATACTGGATCGATAGATTCTTCGCTAAACACTTGGTTCTTCTTTACTATTGGATTATGGTTGCTTATTATTTCATTAGTCCAATAAATGCGTATGATATCAATATGAAGATTGAGAAACACGCATATGAGACTTACGTTAAATACGTTGCATACCATCCAGAAGATAAAAGAATTGCAGAGATTGCAGAGGATGAACTCGCACACGCAAGAGAGTTACAAGTTGCGATGTCAATGATTATGTGATATAATAAATATTACAACCTCGTTACAATTTAATGTTATCTTTTTTACTCCTCTCATCTAGTTTTCTTAACTTTGCTTTTTACATATATGCAATCGGTTTTGTGGTCGCATTAGTATTAGAGCAGTTTGTTAAGAGAACTAACAATGAGAGGAATATTTACATTGTAGAATATAATCGAAAATATCTTTGGAGAAATACTTGGATTATTAATTTATTTTGGTTTATGACAAATATTGGTTTGTTTGTAATGTCTAGAAATATGCAAACACCTGTAGATACTTTTTGGAGTGAAGGGTTATGATAAATGTTAAAGATATAAGAATAAGAAGTGAAGTTAAACAAACACCTTTTGCACCCGAATGGGATTTCAGAATTATTGAGGGAGAAATAGATGATGTAGATTTTGATTACATATCAGATTATTTGCTAAAAAAACAAGATGATATTTTAAAGATAAAACCTACTCACGATGGATTGACAGGTTTGGGTTTGGATTCAACTACTGCTAGACACGCTAGTTACAATATTTTTAATTTTGGAGATGATGAAATTAATAAATTAAAGGATAATATTATTACTCTACATAATGAATTATTAAAACAAATGGGTATGGTAGATGTCATACCTTATGTAAATCTTTACATTAAATCTTGGTATAATGTTATGAATAAAGGTCAAAATATTTCTCTTCATTTACACGATGTTGGACCATTTTGTTACTTAGGAGGACACATTACAGTTCAATGTGATGATACTTATACTGCCTATACACCTCCAGCTCTCATACCAATATTAGATGATGATTCAGATAATGAATCTTTTGTACACCTAAGTAAAAATAAAGTGGGAAAGATAACATTATTCCCAAATCATATTCCACATTTTACAAACACACATAATGCTGATAGTGAAAGAATCACCATTGCTTTTGATCTTGTAACACAAACTAATA